TGTCCGCTACCCGTGCCTTGCGTTGATGTCTTAGTAGTTAGGAACCTAGTGATCCCTCAACATTTATATAATAGCATTAAAATACCCCCTGTATAGGGGGCTTGTGACAGTTCTTAAACTGGCATGAGGTCCACTAGGATTTAGGGAAATTCTGCCATGCTATATCACCCCAAGTGTCAACCACATAAGCATTAATATAATGGTCTGCATCTGGACATAAAGATTCTTTAGGGAACCATGCTTCTGCATTAAGTCCAGCAACAGTACCATCATCAAACCTGATAGTATTAAATATGCCACCTTGCTTAATTATATCCATGACATAATCATCCACCTTAACAGTGTTCTCATAATATGTTGTAACAGTTGCTTTCTTTGTAGCATCAAGACTATTATACTTGTCTAGATTAAAGTATAAGCAAGAACATTGATTCCTATTACTATAATAGGACACCAAATCAAATAGAGATAGTTCATTTCCTTCTATAATCATGATCCTAATTCATCTTGTGCTTTTTGTATTATCAAATTTAAGAACTCTGTCTTATCATATGCATCAACCACTGATTGATCAGCAGGTTCAATATGTGGTTTAGCTTGTTGATACTCAGTGATAAGAGTACTAAAGTAATTAGTTTGTGTTAATGATTTTAATAATAAGAAGTGTGATATCTTATCTTTAAACTGCTTGAGATAATGATTTGCTAATGGTAAGAACTGATCATCTGTTGCAAGATATGCATTTGATGGGTTCTCTACCTTATAGATTTTATTATAGAACTCAGGTGATATGGGGAACTTAGTTCCTTCAGCATTACCAGAGAACTCAGAAGTCTTAGTAATATCTCTCAACTTAGTTCTATATGTAGTATACAAGGCTTTATCATCAGTACTTAATGGACAATCAGTACACATTACCCAATCAGACTCATCTAATAAGAAATTTCTTGCAAGTCTCACACTTAATGGTGTGACAGTTGCTTGCTTGGCATACATTTGTGCCAATTCTTCTTGATAGTTGTTATTATCAATGGAGTCAATTAAATACCAACCTTCAACTAATTTATCTTTTAGAGTGTTGGCCTTTGCATTATCAACTGCTTCCATCTCATAGTCTTTCCACTCATCTGTATTAGTCTTGAAGTTTCTTACAAACTTCCTACGTGCAGCAATATACTTATTACTATCACTATAATAACTAAACGTGGTGAGTTTATCTTTATCAGTATCCCACTCAGGATATAATAAAGGGACTAATGTATCTTTCCAGTAGTTCTCTGGAATGGGTTTTGCTGTTCCCATATATGATAATTCTTGTGCTATTACATCTAATTGCACTTGTAATACTGGTACTGACATTTTGTAATTATAGTCTCCGTCTTATTTAGTATGCTTTAATCAAATGTTTACATGTCCTATAAGGATGCAACAATGGTACATCTATATCTGGGTCAATTAGAGCCTGTGGTTCAATCTTAGTTGTTGATTTTAACGTAATTGTAGCATCACTAGATCCAAGTCCAGAACTATATGTAATAGATGGTCCCACTTCACCTTGAACAGTATAAGTTAATGAATCAACATTCTGTTTTAACATTTTACCAGCAGTAGGAACATACACTAGTGTAGTTGCTTTACCATTCCACCAAATAAATTCACAAATTCCAAAATGATCTGTGTTATTAGCATTATCATTTACACCTGATGCATCGGCACGTACTTGTTCTATTTTAAAATTAGTACCTGCTGCCTTCGCATTTTGTGGTAAGGTAACTGTATATGTATACCATTTAGTATCACCAGAAGCACCGTCCCATGTGTTATTTGTATCAACAGATGGTACAGCACCAATGAAATCATCAGTTCTTGCTGTAGTTCTTCCTGCGATGATAGTGTCAACCAATACCCAAGTAGTAGGTGATCCTGCTGTTGAATAGTATACTAACAATGATTCTTCTGAAGCATCACCACCATTAACACCATTTCCTCTTGCTGCTTTAATAGAAAAATGAGTAGCATTTGTTGTATCTTGTGGCATTAATTCTACCCATCTTGTCTTAGCACCAGGAGTAGTTGTTGAATGTGCTCCACCAAATAACAAATAATTTGTATAAGCAGTAGAACCAGTAACAGCAATAGTATCAACCTTATCAGAGTTACCTCCAGTTCCTAGAGTTGCAGTAGCAATAGCACCACCACTTTGGCCATGTAATACATGAACATAAGGAGTTTCAGTATACCCAGAACCACCATTCGTTACGCTAATACCAGTAACAAGACCACCTGTTATAACTGGTACTGCTGTTGCTCCAGAACCACCACCTCCACGAATTAATATAATTGGATCTGCCGTTGGAAGTTTAAATCCACCAGCAGTACCAGTTCCAGCACCATTAGTATTGAGTGTAACATCATCAACTGTTGGACTAAATGATGCTGCTTTAATAAGAGCATCTTCAGTTATAATTTGTTGAGGATTGTTATATCCAGTAATAACACCAAGTTCTACCTTAGTATATCCAACACCACCATTAGCACTAGTTCCTGTTGTCTGACCAGCAACTGATACACCACTTCCACCATCACCACATTTAACTTCAATTGATGCAGGACTTCCTAAATTTGTAAATTGAACATATCCATTCCAATATCCAGCAGCACCACCACCTCCTCCACCAGGAGTCCAGTAGTCATTATTATATACTGCTGTCATTATTATTTTACCATTAGTTTCAGTTGAATCAAAAAGAGTCCCACTGTCAAAATAAGTTGTAGAATAAGATGAAATTCCTTGATTACCTCCAGCACCACCACCATGACGACCATCTCCACCAGGTCCACCACCGATACCACCAGATCCACCACCATTTCCAGTACCACCAGAGATTTGGCCAGGAGTACCGCAGCCTCCACCGCCTCCTCCACCGCCACCACCTTGGCATTCCCAATTACCACCAGATCCACCGCCACCCATACCAAGAGCTAAAGCAGTTCCTTGAATACCTCCAAGTGGATTTCCTTGTCCAGGTGTGCCAGATCCACCATCAAATCCATCAGCACCACCGCCACCGCCTCCACCAGAACCAGCGACTACAGTTCCACCTCTAGTTAATGCTGTGGCAGCACCTCCACCTCCACCATTAGGACGAGGATTTCCACCATTCCATCCATAACCACCATCACCACCGTCACCAGCAGATGTTGTTTGTGCTCCAGTTTGTGATGAAGTACCTGGACCAATTACTGCAGCCCATGTAGAATTTGTGAAACTTGATAATTGACCAGATACTAAAGAGATATTCATCTTACCTCCACCACCACCTGCACGATTACCATAAAATGCATCACTACCTTTACCACCATGTATTTCAAAGGTAACCGAAGTTGGATTAACAATACCACTCAAATTAAAATTACCATCAGAAGTCAAAGTTTGACTGTTACTACCACTTTGTCCACCAATCAATACATTTATTCCTGCACTACCATCACTATATGAACCAGTTTGAGCACCACCAGCACCACCACCATTAGGATTGTTTGGATAATCTGCATATGGCCATCCATTTCCAGACTGTCCTGATGATCCATCACTACCAGGTTGCCCTGTCATTCCACCAGCACCTGTCTCACTACCAGTATTAACAGCAGTTCCAGCAGATCCACCACTACCACCACCTAATCCACTGGTAGCACCACCACCACCTCCACCATTTGCTTTTAAGAATATTTTTGATCCATCACCAACTTTTAGATAACTTTGTTCACCAGTATTACCTGCTGATGTACCAGCAGCACCAGATCCACCACCACCATATATTTCATATTTTAATCTATCAAAAGTACCACTAAGAGCAGTTAAATCAATAGTACGAGTTCCAGCAGTAGTCCATTCATACGTAGTATACTGTATTACAGGTGTACCACCTGTTGTAGACTCCTTACCACCAATTTCTGTAGTAGTAAGAATAGGTTTAGATATAGGATTAGGTATAGTAGTTTGGAATTCATAAGATCCAGCTCCACTACCAGATGCAAGATAATAATCACCAGGTCCATTAGCACCAGTAGCAAATGTTGACGTAGGATCTTGAGTACCACCATTACCACCCATCCCACCTGCATAATCAAGTGAATCGTAAGTCGCAACAGTATTATCACTAAGTGGTCTTCTCAAAAGACCATGCTTATGAGTCATTACAATACCATCACCAGATGGATACCATCTAGTAACTCTTCCAGTTGCAGTTTTATAATCTTGTAAATACCTATCGCCACTTGCTCCACCAACCCACTCAAAACTACCAGGAGTAGAATGATACATGATATGACTATGTTGAGGAACACCAGATAATTTCTTTTCTCTCATTGATATGGTAACATCCTGACTACCAATAATTGTACAACCAGTATTCTCAACTACCTTATCATATCCAGTTGTAACGATCCTACCTAAAGAAAAATATTGATCTTGTTGATTTTTATCCAAATACCATGCACCACCAACAACTCCAACCGAAATACTAGCATTACCTACATTGGGTGAGTTAGCACCATACACTGGTCCATTACCAACAACTTTCTTAGCAATCAAATCAGGTACTTTAAATGTTCCTAGATATGGATCACCCCACCAATCCATTACATTAGCAGTAGTAATAGGTTGTAATGATCCTCCACCAGCAGCAGTTAAATCTGTCATTCTAACTACGAATGTAGCACCAGTTCCACCTGCCACAGTTACTGTGGGAACTGAAGTATATCCACCACCATTATTTGTAATAATTAAATATAAAATTTTTCCATTAGTATCAACTGCCCCAACTGTTGCTGTCATATTAACTCCACCAGTAGGTGCAGCAGTTATGGTAACAGCAGAAGATACTGTATATCCAGATCCACCATTTGTTATGTCAATTCCATTACTGGTCGCTCCACCATACTTATTACCAACAATCTGATATAATGATGGATAATCACCTATATTATATTCTGTTCCATCACAATATAAGTATCCTTCATGTGTATATGCTGGATCATCACCACCAACATAGGCATTACCAGGAGCCTCATCCAAATTTGGATAATTACCAGCAGTTGCTTTAACAAAACTATGATCATAAGAATTTTGCCCTGCTTTTAAATTGGTTACAATAGAACCAATAGGAGTAGTATCTGTTAAAAGATCTGTTAGGTATCCCTTTCTAGCGTTTCTATATGCCATAATTATGTCTTAATTAGATATTCCATAATAATAAATGGAGAAGTAGCAGAATCAATTGATCTTGAAGCATCAGCTCCTATTGTCATTGTTGTTTCTAAGTTCTCTGGACTAACAACAATAGCATTTGTTTTTACCTTATATGTATGATCCCCTTTGACTAAATCAACACGATGATTATGTAATGTTGGATCACCAGTAGTTGATTGATCTAAATCAAGAGTATCAGTCTCCACATTCTGTACATCACCTATTACTCTATTTTCGTTAACCTCAAAATTTGATTGTAAAGGAACAACATCATGTAAACTTACACTATTAAAATCAAGTGGAACACCATTTAATCCACTAGCATATGTAACAGGAACAGTGAAATTATGTGATGATGTTGCTCCAACACCATTGTATATACAGTTAAAGAACAATGGTGCTCTAGCTTTATTAGCATACTTAGCAGTATTCTGTCCATCTGGTGATCCTGCTGTTTGTCCACCATCTAATGAAAAAGTTGAATTGTTAAGACACTGAAATGTGAATGCATCGTTTATTCCTGGAACCCAACCACCTATAATACAATGACCCCAATAAATTGTTTGCTGTAATCCTAATGCTTGAGTACTAATTGTATTTCCACTTGGTGCAGGGTTTCCATTAGAATCAGTACAAGGTCCTACAGGACACCAATAAACTGTACGACATTGTTCTTGACCACTTCCAGGATTTCCACTAGTATTTGTAGTAGCATCTAACCAATCCTGTATGGCAATAGTTGATGCATTTCTTCTACCACTAAATCCTGCTACTTGAGGTTCATTGGTACTATTCTCATTAGTAGTTAGAACCCTTTCTCTAAGAGCAGAGTGGAAATGTGTATGTGGATGAATAGCATTCTCTTCAACTCCTTCTGTATCAGTATAATGAGTAGCACCAGCATATGTCCATGATGGTTTTCCTCTAACAGGAATCTCTTGACTAGG